AAGAAGAGAAAGATAAGCAGTTTTGTTATAAACCATATAGGACAATTCACAACTATTAAAATGATAAGAAAGGTCACAGATTTCTTCTTCTATATTATACTAGGAAGAGTGCTATTCCTTATACTAAGTAACACTAACTGACATACAATCATTACCCCTTAGTTTTCCACAACTTAGGGGTATTTCTGTGGAAAACTATTACTTAATGATGCAAATATGCTTTAAAATGGATTAAAAATGGTCTAATAAATAGGGTCGTTAAATGTATACGTTTTCCACAAGTGTGTTGATAAGTGTTAGTTAAAGGGTGGAATACGTGTGGAATTGTTGTTAGTTAGTGTGGATAATATGTGGAATAAAGGTGTTATTTTATAGTGATCTTACCGAGCAGAGTATAACACGAACTCGGTTTAATTGTCAATCCCTCGTTTATACTTTGTGAGGATATTACAATTATCATAATATCAACAATTTCGTATAAATATGGTAATAATACTTGACAGTTTTCCACAGAAGTATTATAATTAAGTATACACTCAAACCGTCTAATCTCATGTCAGTTTCTAACATCTACGGGCAGAAGACTAAGTATAGAATAACACTGGAATTAGACGTGCAGGATGACTTCAACCCACGGCAAATTGACTGGAGGAAAGTGTTAGAAATTAATGAAGATGAAGAACTTGATTGTTACATAGAGGATGTAGATTTGCCACTGAATTATTATAACTGAAGCGAGTAAAGTGTCCTTATAGTGTAAGAGTCACAGGCACTCACAGTTACTAACAACATTATGGCAGATTTTGCGTCCTCCCCAGTATCAGAAACCTTTGCTAATTTCCTTCTGGATAATGCAAACAATGGTAATGAAATCTTGGCAGTCCTTGATGATATTGTAGAGGTGGAAGATACAGCACTATAACTAACACAAACTAACATGCACAGTTGTTGTTAATTAACTGTGTGAGTATGTGTGGGGTTTATGTTACATAGTGGACACACAGTTGTTGACATAAACCCTATTACATGTTATGATGTTATATAACAGTTATACACAGGTATTTGCCCCCTTGTGTGTTATGCCCGATGCGGGCGTTGCGTTTATAAAAAAAGGAACCTTTCCAACCTACAGAGGTGACAGATCGAGATGTATATAAAAAAAAACACGAAAAATTTTTGAGACCCTCTAAGGGTTGCTATATAAAAAAATCCCCCTAGAAAAAATGGAGTCTGAAAAGGAAAACATAATAACGTATCACATATATGCTAAGGATCGGTGCTTGTACCATAATTTAAAACAAGAAGAGTTTGAGGAGACATGGGAGTTACTCAATGTCATGGTAGGGTTGTTAAAGACAGATTATACGTCGGACGATTTGAGTTATGAGAGAGCTGCCCCCACAGTAGGAGTGGGTGGTCCCATCAGAATATCACCAGAACCCACAGGGGGGGATTCATATTGAAATTTGAAACAGTAATGAAGTTTAGTTCTCCCATATGGAGAGCATATGCTCCACTACCAAGAGGTGCCTATGAGTGGGCAATGGATTATCAAGAGGATAATGAGAATAAAACAAGATCAAATAGGGGAGGGTATCAGAGTGTTGCACAGGAATCTGATTTCCTTCCATATACTTTTAGGGATCATATATTAAATTGCTTTCCATTCAAAGATAAGATAGAGATAAGAAATTGGTGGTTAAACGTAAATCAGAAAGGAGACTTCAACATGAGGCATACACATCCTCATTGTGATATATCAGGTATATGGTATCTTACTGATAATAATAACACATTAGTATTTGAAGATCCTTTGTCTCATACTAGGCACAGTCTTTATAAAGCATTCCCAGAACTAGGAATTTCAGAGGGGGTTTTTGTTAATGCAAAGGCAGGAGAAATATTAATCTTTCCATCAGATCTACCACATTTTGTTGAACCACATCCATTAGATACTAAACGTGTTTCGGTTTCCTTCAATATGAGTTTAATTTATTGACATATACATAATTACACTGTATAATTGAATTGAAGGTATTAAACAATTATGGCAAAAGGATTTACTGTAAAAGCAAAGGCTCCAACAGGCAAGGAGGATCCTAAGTGGGATATTCCTGCTATCAAGGAAAGATGGAAAGGAAAGACCGTAGTGTTCTGTCTTCCAGGTAGAGGTTGTTCTTATACTTTCCTAAAGAATTTTGTACAACTGTGCTTTGATATGGTGCAGTCAGGAATGAGTATTCAGATATCACAGGATTATTCCTCTATGGTGAACTTTGCAAGATGTAAATGTCTTGGAGCAAATGTTCTTCGTGGTCCTGAACAAAAACCTTGGGATGGTAAGTTAGAGTATGATTGGCAACTTTGGATTGATAATGATATTGTGTTTAATGCAGAGAAGTTCTGGCAACTTGCTGATCTAGCAATCCCTGCGGAAGGTGATGAAAAGCAGATCGCAGCAGGCTGGTATGCTACAGAGGATGGACATACTACCTCAGTTGCACACTGGTTAGAAGAGGAAGACTTCCGTAAGAATGGGGGAGTTATGAATCACGAGACTGTTGAGTCAATGGGCAAACGCAACAAGCCTTTCACAGTTGACTACACAGGTTTTGGATGGGTGTTGATTAAGAAAGGTGTATTCGAGGGTATGGAGTATCCTTGGTTTGCTCCTAAGATGCAAGTCTTTGAGTCAGGTGGAGTACAAGATATGTGTGGTGAGGACGTGTCGTTCTGCCTAGATGCTAAGGAGACAGGTGTTGAGACATGGTGCGACCCTCGCATACGTGTAGGACATGAGAAGACTAGGGTAATTTAATGAGTTATTCTAGTATGTGGGATAAAGTTGCAGAACTCCTCACCGAACTCTCTCGTAAAGATAACGTTGAGTATCGTGTGAGGGCAACTCCCGAATCCGTTAATGCTAAATTGTGTAAATTGGGGGAATTTAGGTAATGCCAATGTTAAGTGTGGTCAAGGATGGGAACTATAATGGACCTAGACCGAAAAAAACTCGTCAAGGACGCTCGGCTAGAACTCTACTATCCGCAACGTCTCGTAATAAAGCAAAAAAAGCATACCGAGGGCAAGGAAAATAATGAAGGAGGGTTAAGTCCCTCCTTTTTTTATGTTAAATAGTAAAAACATACTCAAATTATGGAAAACTCCAAGAAAAAAATGCTAAGAGAGGTATCTAATGACCATCTTACTCCTAAAAAACGTGATGATCTAGTCCAAAGTGAGATTTTTGGGGACTTTGAGGAGGATGGATTGGATTATGATGACCAAACTATGATCCTTTCAGAATATTAGTTTGCAATCCTTAATAAATAAACAATAATCGCTATATTAGAGTGCCTCTAGAACGAGTTAGTCAAGGATTTAAGGACATTAGTATGACATTTCAGGCAAATCCCCTGAATGATGACCTTATTGCGATTAAAAATGAGAGTGCAATTGCACGTTCTATACGAAATATTGTATTTACATTACCTGGAGAGAAGTTTTTTAATGCATCCTTTGGTTCTCGTATCACTGAATCCCTTTTTGACAATATAGATGACATTACTTCTACTATTATTGTAGATGAAATTACTGAATCTATTGAAAGATATGAAGAAAGGGTAAAATTAACTGATGTTAAAGCAGATCCAGACTTTGAAAATAACAGTTTTAATTTGACTATAGAGTATTTGGTTATTGGAACAGAGATTCCACCCCAAGAATTACAATTCGTTTTGCAGTCAAGTAGGTAAAAATGCCATTAGCAAATTTTAGTAACCTCGATTTTGATCAGGTTAAGTCAACTTTAAGAGAATATTTAAAATCTAACTCGAATTTCACTGATTATGATTTCGAGGGGTCTAACTTTTCAACGATTTTAGATGTTCTGGCATATAATACTTACATTACATCATACAATGCGAACATGATCACCAATGAGGTGTTCATTGATACTGCTACATTAAGAGAAAACGTTATATCTTTAGCAAGAAACATAGGTTATGTCCCTCGTCCAAGGCAAGCAGCAAGGGCAGTAGTGTCCTTCTTCGTTAATACTGAAGGAATTACACCTTCACCTGCTTCCTTAACCCTTAAAAAGGGTCCTGTGGCAGCTTCCACTGGTTCTTTTGGTAATCAATCCTTTATTTTTTCAATTTTAAGTGATATTACAGTTCCAGTTTTCAACGGAATTGCGGAATTTAACGATATTGAAGTTTTTGAAGGAACATTATTGACTCAGACCTTCACTTATTCATCAAGAATTCCAAATCAGAAGTTTATTTTACCAAATATTGGAGTTGATACTGATTTAATTACAGTTAATGTCCGTCCAAACGAAGCTTCTACAACACAAACAAAATATAGTTCACAAAATAGTATTTTTGATGTAAATTCTGATTCAAAAGTTTATTATTTACAAGAAATTGAAGATGAAAGATATCAAATTTTCTTTGGAGATGGAATTTTTGGAAAAGAACTTGAAGATGGTAACTTTATTACAATAGATTACATCACTTCTGCTGGAGATGCAGCAAATGGATTAAATTCCTTTAATTTTTCAGGAAGAATTCAATATACACGCAATTCTCAAGTGTATTCAGTCACTTCTGGCATCTCTTTGATGACAACTGGGATACCTGCATCGGGTGGAGAGACTATTGAGTCTGTAGAATCAGTTAGAAAGTTTGCTCCACGAATTTATTCGTCTCAAAACAGAGCAGTAACCTCAAATGACTATGAATCTTTGATTCCATCAAGAATTTATCCCGAAACTGAGTCAATTTCTGTTTTTGGAGGTGAAGATTTAATTCCTCCTCAGTTTGGAAAAGTCTTTATTAGTATAAAACCAAAAACTGGTGACTTTTTACCAAATTTGATCAAAGAACAGATAAAATTGAAGTTAAAGAAGTATGCAGTAGCAGGAATTATCCCTGAAATACTAGATTTGAAATATCTTTACATTGAAATTAACTCAAACATCTATTATAACACTAATCGTGCTCCTTCATCTGCTTATGTTTCGTCAGTTGTGCAAAATAATGCTACTAAGTATGCAGAATCTTCAGAAATGAACAAATATGGGGCTAGATTTAAATATAGTAAGTTTTTGAATATAATTGATCAGAGTAATGAATCAATAACATCTAATATTACGACCATTTATATAAGAAGAGATATAAGAGCAGTATTAAATGCTTTTGCTGAATATCAAATTGGTTTTGGTAATGAATTCCATATTAAGAGTATGAGTGGATATAACATTAAATCATCTGCATTTAAAGTAGCTGGAATAATGGATGATGTTTATATTTCAGACCTTCCAAATACTAATAAGATAACAGGATCATTATTCTTATTCACGGTGCCTTCGATAGCATCTCAATCCCCAACTATTCTTAAAAGAAATGTTGGATCAATTAATTATAAGGAAGGGATTGTTACTATTAATCCAATTAATATTCAATCTGGAATGAAAAGAGATGGTCAAACAGTTATTGAAATTTCAGCATGTCCTATGTCCAATGATATTATTGGATTACAGGATCTTTATTTGCAACTAGATATTAATAACAGTGTTTTTAATACGGTTGTGGATGAAATTGCTTCTGGTTTAGATCCATCTGGTTCTAATTACATTACATCTTCAAGTTATGCTAATGGTAATTTAGTTCGTGCTGGTGGTCGTGATTCCACCAATCAAGATAACACACCTGGTGCTTCTGCTCCATCTACTTCAACATCTGCTGCTTCATCCTACTAAGATAGAAAGATTATAAAATGACAATAAAAAAAGTACAGTTCAACAACATTGTTCAGAATCAACTGCCACAGTATGTGCAGAATGAGTATCCATTAGTTGCTGAGTTTTTAAAATCTTATTATCAAGGACAGGAATACCAAGGTGGTCCAATTGATTTAGTTTCTAATATTGATGAATATGTAAAAATAAACAATCTTACCAATCTTACATCCTCTGTTGGATTGGGTGCAACTGTTGGGATTACAAGTGATGCAATTGATGTTGATATCCAGAATTTCCCTACAGGAACTTTGGGATTTCCAGGTGAATATGGACTGTTAAAAATTAATGATGAAATTATTACATATACTGGAATAACTACTTTTGGATTTACTGGATGTGTTAGGGGATTTAGTGGTGTTACTTCTTATAGAAGTGCTACTGATTCTCAAGAGTTGGTTTTTGAATCTACCGAAGCTGGTGAACATGCTAAAGGATCTACAATAGAAAATTTAAGTTGTTTATTCCTTAAAGAATTTTTAACGAAGACAAAATATCAAATTACACCAGGTTTAGAGGGAAGAGAACTTACTCCCGATTTAGATCAAGAAGTTTTTATAAAACAATCAAAGGACTTTTATTTAAGTAAAGGAACTGATAGAGGTTTTGAAATTTTATTTAAAGCTTTATATAATGAGAATGTTAATATTATAAGACCTCGTGATTTTCTCTTTACACCATCTAATGCCAACTACAAAATTACTAAAGACTTTGTAGTTCAATCTGTTAATGGTGATCCTTCAGAATTAGAGTTATCTACTTTATTCCAAGATGAATATGGTGATGCTGGTATTGAGAAAGCATATGCCCCTATAACCCACGTAGAAAAGATTGTAGTGGGTGTTGGAGAGACTTACTATAAGTTTAGTGTAGACGCAGGATATAACAGGGATTCAAGGGTTGAGGGTGCTACTTATGGTACATTTTCCGTTTCTCCTAGAACCAAATTAGTTGGTGGAGTTTCAGCAGGTTCTACTATTTTTGATGTTGATTCTACAGTTGGATTTTCTACTCAAGGTGAATTGCATTTTAGATATATTGATAACACTGTAGGAATAAGTTCATATACTTCTAAAAATTTAACTCAATTCTTTGGATTAAGTGGAATAGGAAAAACTATTACATCTGCAACAACAGTTGGTATTAATACTTTTGCATATGGTAACTCCATAGTTAATCCAGATGAAACTGTTGAAGTAAGAATCACTTCTGTTATCAACTCTCTTGAATATGATAATGAAAGTTGTCTTTATGGAAGTGGTGATGATGTAAAAATTAAAACTTTAGGAATTGGTGATACTGGATATAAAATGAAAGGTTGGTTCTATAATGTTTCTCCAACTTATAAAGTGAAACAAATAGGATTAATAGACGTTTCAGATTTTACTTATGAAGTCTTTACCGATGTTGATCATGAATTTAAAGTAGGAGATAGAGCTGTACTTTCTCGTTCTTCGGGGGAAAAGACTTCTCTTCCTTCTTCTATTATAAGTCAAATTACTTCTTCAAGATCTTTTATATTAAAAGAGCAGGGAGAAATTGATGTTACTGATTACTTGGAGGATAATCCATATGTAATTGAAAGAAAACTTTCTAAAGTAAATGCAATCAATTTCCCAGAAGCTTCTGTATATTC